CGGTCGCGCGCCTCGCGCCGCAGCTGCGCCACGGTGGCCTCCAGCCGCGCCACGCTGTCGGCCGGGTCGGCCGGTGGTGCTGGCGGTGCCGGTGGCGCCGGGGGCTGCGGTGCCGGTGGCTGCGGCGCCGGGGGCGCGGGTGCCGGTGGCTGCGGTGGCGCCGGGGGCACTGGCGGTGTGGTCATGCTGGCTGGCCTCCTTCTGGCACTGGCACGTTACCGGCTCGGGTAGCGGCCTGCGCGGCGGCGAGCGCGGCCATCTTCTGTTCGAGCTCGGCTTCGGCCAGGCCGCGCCACCTGTCGATTTCCTGCTGGGTCGCGCCGTACCGCTCCCACAGCGCTTCCACCGGCACGCCCAGCGTCCGCATCTTGACCAGGCTGTCCACCAGCTGGCCGATGGAGCGGGTCTCGAAGTCGGCCCACTGGGTCTCGGCCTGCACGTCGGTGGCGCCGGGGCGGCCGGTCAGCGTGAACGCGGTGCGGACGGTTTCTTCCCACGCTTCCCCGATGTGCAGGCTGCGGCGCCGCACCTTGGCCACCAGGCCGGCCTCGGCCGCGCGGATGGCGTCGGCGCTCAGGTTGACCAGCTGGCCGGTGAGGTAGTGCATCGGCGTTTGGGTGGCCGCGGCCAGCATGGTCACGTCCTGGTCGGTGCTGGCGATGTAGCCTGCCAGGTCCGAGGGTGGCAGCGACCCGAACTTGCCCTCGGCGTTCTCGTTGGTCAGCAGCCGGTTGACGCCCATCTGGAAAGGCGCCTGGACCTTGGTGACCTCGCCGCCGTCCTCGGTCTTGATCACCTCGCGGGCCAGCTTGATGCCGGTGGCCCACACCTGCCTGTAGGCGCCGAAGTCGCCAGCGACGCAGCGGTTGAAGATGGTGGTGTTGATGCGGTCTTGGAAGCTGATCGCGGACACCAGTTCGCTGCGGCCGGGGCCAAGCGTGCGCGGCTGCGGCACAATCTCGATCAGGCCGATGACGCCGGTCGGGTTCGGCTCGATGATCGGGCGCTGGCGGTCGCTGCGCGGCGGCCAGGTGGCTACCTCGTCAGCCGTGATCAGCCATTCGGTGAAGCTGGTTTCGCCGGGTTCCCGGTAGCGCTTGTATCCGGCCAGCCGCTTGCGCCGGTTGCCCGGCACGTACACCACGCACGCCTGCACCGGGCTCTCGACGCTGATCGTGACGCCGGTCGGGTTGTCCTCGTCGGCCTGCACCAGCACCAGCGATTGGCCGGTGATGATGGCGTCGGTCTGCACCAGCTCGGCGTCGGCGTCCATGCTGCTGGCCTGCCAGATGGTCCACGCCGCGGCGGTGTCGGCCGTGTTGCCGAACCGGAAGCCGGTCACGGTCAGCCGCTCGGCCACCGCATTGGCGATGACCTCGCACCAGTTGGCGTTGCTCTCGGCCAGGAAGGTGCGGAAGGTCTCGCGCTCCTTGGTGTCCATCAGCGCGATGATCCCGGCCTCGTTGTCGTAATACTGCTGGAAGAACACGGCCCGCGCGGCCTGCTCGTCCAGCTTGATCGACGCGGCCTGGCGCAAGGCGTTCAGCTCTGCCAGTTCCACCAGCTACCTCCTAGAAGCCAGCCGCCGCGTAGTCGGGTGCGGCAGCGTGCCGGATGGCTCGGTCCAGCGCCATGATCCCGGCCACGATGCTGTCGATCTTGTCACTTGACCGGCCCTTATCGGGTTTCAGGTTGCCCGCGGGGTCGGTGCGGACCATCAGGTTGCCCGCCTGCCAGCGGACCACGGGGTTGGCGCCGTGCCGGTATGCCTGGCTGGCCACCAGCCGCAGCAGCTCCTTGGTCGGCCCCGACATGGCGGCGAAGCCCTGGCCGACCTGGAGCAGCGGGAAGCCCTCGTCCAGCAACTCGGTGGCCAGTTGGGTGGCGCCCCATCGGTCGTAGGCGATTTCCTCCAGCTGGTAGCGCTCGGCGTCGGCGCGCAGCTGCACCTTGATGGCCTCGTAGTCGATCACGTCGCCTGGCGTGATCTGCACCAGCCCGGCCGCGGCCCACGTGCTGAACCGGCCGCCCGTGCGGCGGTCCAGCTGCGGCACCTGCGCGGCCGGTGCGAACACGCGCCACAGCACGTCGTGCCCGCCAGCGCCATCGGGGAAGTCCAAGGCGTAGGAGGCCAGGTCGATGGTGGAGGCCAGGTCGAGGCCCGCGTAGCACTGGCGGCCGGCCAAATTCTCGAGCTGGGCCGGTGCGCGGTCCCACACCACCAGGTCCAGCGCGCGGCCACCCGCGGCGCTCTGCTGGTTCAGCCGGTACTGGCGGAAGGCGCGCTCGGCGGCCGGGTTCGCCACGGCCTTGGCGTACTCGCCGCGCAGGATGCGCAGGTCCAGGTAATCACCGAGGGCGGGGTTGGCCAGGTGCCAGGTGGCTTCGTCGGTCCAGTCGGCGTCTTGCGGCACGGCGTGGAGCACCACCAGCCTGCCGCGGTCCAGCTCGGGGTCTTCGGCCACCCGTTCGGACCAGGCGCGCTCTTGCGCGGCGAACCCGGCCGGGTCGTTGTCGGCCGTGGTGGCCAGGATCAGGAGCGGCTGGCTGCGGGTGCCGAACCCGGTGCGGATGGCGTCGTACAAGTCGCGCGATGGCTGCGTCAGCAGCTCGTCGATGTAGGCCGCGGACGGGCCGGTGCCCAGCGCGCCGAGCGCGTCCCCGGCCGCCACGCCGAAGAACGAGCCGGTTTCCTCGAACGTGATCCGCTTGGCGCCGCGCACCACGCGCAGGCGCCTGCGCAGCACGGGGGACAGCTGCACCATGCGCGCCGCCGCGGTGTAGGCGAGGCCCGCCTGGTCCTTGTCGAGCGCCAGGCCGTAGACCTCGGCGGCTTCCTCGCCATCGGCGGCCAGCAGGTACAGCACCAGCCCGCCCACCAGTTCCGTCTTGCCGTTCTTGCGGCCGGTGCTTAGGTACAGCTCGCGATACCTGCGGACGTACCTCTGCCACCCGGTGTCCCATTCGACGGTGCCGAACAGGGGGCGGATGATCTCGTCGCGCTCCCACGCGGCCAGCCGGAACGGCCTGCCCGACCAGTCGCCCTTGGTGTGGACCAGCAATTCACCGAAGAATGCCTGCGCGTGGCCTGCGCGGGGCTCGCACAGGTGCTCGCCGCGGCGCCTGCACTCGGCGCCGTCGAACACCCGGCCGCACGGTGGGAACCGGCGCCTGTCCGTGCCGGTCATGCGTGCCATAGTGCCAGGCCAGCCCCGAACCGCGGAAGGAACCACCCACGGAACCCGACGCGGCCGGGGCCGGTTGTTATCAGGGTATCCGTGAGCGCGTTCGAGCAGGTGTGTTCGAATTAGTCAAAGAACCTCGGGAATCACGCAATAAGACGGCATGATTACACGCTGTACTAATTGCTGGTGTTTACAGCGCAGGCAGCCACCGGAGGCCGGTGGCCGGGAGGCGGGAGTACCGCCTCGCCTGGCCGTGGCACCAGCACCCACCCGGCCGCGGGAAAGGCTCGCGGCCACCACCCGGAAGGAACCACCCTCATGGCCAAGACCGCCGACACCGCCAAGCCGACCACCATCCCCGTGCGCCTCAGCCTGCTCGTGCAGGTGGACCCGGAGAAGTGGAACGCCACCACCGACGCGCAGGCACCCACGGTTGACGAGGCCGCGGTGCTCGCTGGCCTGACCGCCGCGGGTATCGACGCCGAGCAGGCCAAGGCGATGGTGGCGCAGCTGACCGCACCCGCGGCAGCGGCCACCGGCCCGAGCGCGGTGCGCACCGAGATGCGCGCCTACATGCTGGCCGCTGTGGCCGGCCTGGACCGCATCAAGGCCAGCGGCGCCACCGTAGTGGACGCCGACCGGCAGCCCAAGGCTGCCAAGTAATCACCCGCGCGGCGCCGCGGCCACCCGGCCACGGCGCCGCTGGCATCTTCGGAAGGAACCACCCACCCATGAACACCACCGACCCGCGCGCTGGCCTTGGCCCGCCCCATCCCGAGGACCCCGGCGCCGTGATGGCCGTTTACCGCGAGCTGAGCCCCGGATACGCCGAGCGGGGCTGGCGGGCCGCGCTGCGCCACCTGACCAGCAGGAACGTTGAAGGCGTAAGCCAGCCGAACCGCAGCGAGCCCGACGAGTTCGCCATGATCCCGGTCGGCACCGTGGCCGATTACCGGGCCGTGCGCAAGGCCCTCCGCGATCCCCGGTACGCCTGGCGGATCACCCGCTCCGTGCCCGCCAGCGGCTACCCGCGCAGGATCTACCTCGCACCGGACTGGGAGGCCAGGGCATGACCACCGACCCGCGCTACGACGGCCCGGACCCCGGCGACGTGGTGCCTGGCACCGAGTACGAGCCGGGCGGCATCTACGACCCCGCGCCCGACCTGGTGCAGCTGCGCAAGCCAGGCGCCTACCACGTACCCGACCCGATGCAGCACGACGAACGGGTGTGCGGCGACCACTACGCGGCGGCCGACGACAGCGACCCGGCCGCGTGCCTCTGCACCTGCAACCGCTGCGCGGCCGAGCGCGGCGAGCCGTTCTTCGGCCCGATGTGCCTGGCCGCGTACTTCGGCGGGTGCGCTCACGTGGTGTGTGGCTGGATCGCAGCCAACCACGTGTGCCCGATCGAGGTGTTCCTGGCCGACCCGATCACCTTGGCCTACGGCCTCGGCGGCGACTGGG